TTGAAACAATACAGTTGTTCTTTGACTGGGGGAGAACCTAGGTTCTCCCCCTTACCCCCCTCTCCTTTTTATTAGTATTAATTTTTTGAAAGATTAGTATTAATTTTTTGAAAGATTCGTATTAATTTTTTGAAAGATTAGTATTAATTTTTTGAAAGATTAGTATTAATTTTTTGAAAGATTAGTAATATTATTTTCTGAAAGATTTATTATGTTATTTTCTGAAAAATTTGTTATGTTATTTTCTGAAAGATTCGTTATGTTATTTTCTGAAAAATAATATGATGAATCTTTTGAAGATAATAAAAATTAAATCAAATAACTTTTTTGAAAAAAAGTTATATATATTAAATTATATATATAAATGAATAAAAATGATAATAACACTCAATCTGATATAGACCCAACTTCCCAAAAATTAGTAAGCACAATTACATCATTTTTTACTTATTTTTCCATAGTTATTATTCTTTTCCTTATTCTCTCCTATGTAGGAAATCAATATATTCCCGGAATTGGTCTAATGTTTCTACCGATGTGGATTACTAATGGAGGGGGCTTTTATAAAAAACCCTGTTTAGCATCTCTTTTTCACAAGCCATCAAAAGATATACCAAAATCCGACTTTATAAAAGAAGGTGAAAATGGACTCAAAAAATACAAATTGCTTGAAATGGGACCGAACTTTTATCAAGCAATCTTAGGAATCGCAAATAAATCTCTACCAGAATCACCAGAAATACAAGAAGTTGATATCGTTTTACAAGATTATGATGATGACAAAAATATAGGCCAAAAATTTCTCCTTATTATTTTCGGAAGTTTACAGATGTTTATTGGTTCTCTAATGACTCTATTTAGTAGCGTCGCATATCTTTTTAGTGGGAAGCACGGAATGTTTTTCAACATGCCATTTGAAAAAACAAAAAATGAAGGAAAAAGTAATTATAATAAGATGTTCAAAGAATTAGATAAAGATTCAATCTCAAAATCAGGAACTGATAAAATATTGATAAAATCTGGATGGTCCAAATTCGCGACCGCCTTCGGTTTCGCCTATTTTATTCCCGTAGATAAATTAACATACGGAACACAATTTTATATAACAGAAAAGAGCTCATTCGCTCAACGTTTCCAGTATTTCTTTTTTATAATGCTTATAATGATATTTATTGGAACACTACCAAGTTCTTTTCAGGGGGGAACATCTGGAATCGCGTTTGGTATCATTTTCGGAATAATTATGTATATGTTATTCGCAAAACGTATATATAATAATGATTATCAAACAGAACCATATCCGAATATGTCATCACTACTTGATAAATACCAAAAATATTATGATGGAAGTTATAAAAATATGGAAAATATAAAAAATAATGGAACAAGTGAATATAATAATAAGAAAAAAAGCTTGAATTACAATAATTTATCAAAGTCAATTGATGATATTAAAGGAAATCTTCAAAAAGCAATTAATGATTATTCAAAAGAATCTCAAATAATAGATCCATCATTAAAACTAACTGCTGACCCATTTAACAAAGGAGTTAAAAAAGCAAAAGAATTAAAAGATAAAGTTGGCGACGGAGTTTCAAAAGGAGTTTCAAAAGTTGGTGAAGGAGTTTCAAAAGGAGTTTCAAAAGTTGGTGAAGGAGTTTCAAAAGTAGGTAAATATGTTTCAGAAAAATCTTCAAAAATATTTGGTAAAAAATCAAATCCAAATGTTTTACAAGAAAAATCAAATGAAAGTAAAAAAAATAAATAGTTAAAAACTTAAACTAACTTCAAATAACATAAAACAAATAATGTATCTTATATTATGTCCCAACTATTTATTTTCCGTCGCGATTTTCGGATTCAGGATAATACCTGTTTAAATTTCTTACACGATTACCCCGAGCCCATCATTCCCATTTTCATTTTCGTCCCCGAGCAAATTGAGCCCTCACTCAACCCCTATTTCTCCAATAATTGCGTCCAGTTCATGTGTGAGTCGCTCGAAGATTTAGAAAAGAATATTGAAAAGCAAGGTGGGAAAATGAGTTTCTTCCACGGAGACGCAATCAAAGTGATCGAAAAAATAATGAAAAAGCACAAAATCGTTCGACTGGGTGTAAATCAGGACTATACGCCATACGCGCGCGCCCGTGATGAAAAGATAGAGGCCCTCTGTAAAAAGAACGGCGTCGAATTCGTCTCGAAGGAGGACATCTGTATCCAACCGGTTGGTTCCGTAAAGACGGGCGCAGGAACAATCTATAAGAAATACACACCCTTCTATAACAAAGCCAAAGAACTTCCCGTAAGGAAGCCTGTCATTTTAAGCAAATACAACTTCGCCGACGTCCATTTCGAAAAACACTCCCTCGCGAGATATTATAAGAAGAACCCCCACCTCTTACACAACGGCGGGCGCGAGAATGCTCTTGCCCAGTTGAAGCACATCCCCAAAAATTACCAGAAAACCCGTAATACGCCTAGTATTCCAACTACAGAATTGAGCGCCTACAACAAGTTCGGTTGTTTATCGATTCGGGAGGTTATGAGTAAATTGGACGAGGAAATCTCGCGGGAATTGTATTTTCGTGATTTTTACTATAATATCGTCTATTTTTACCCCCACATCATTGGAGGGGCTTTCGAGAAGAAATGGGACAAAATCAAATGGGACCGGCCGGACTCGAAGCTTCTGGACGCCTTTTACCAAGGGCGGACCGGCTACCCAATCATCGACGCGGGGATTCGCCAAATGACGACGACTGGCTTCATGCACAACCGAGTCAGAATGCTGGTCGCCAGTTTTTTCACGAAGGATTTGCTATATGATTGGCGAATAGGCGAGCGCTTTTTTGCGAACCATCTGTATGATTATGACCCGACGCAGAACAATTGTGGTTGGCAGGTTGTGGCGGGAGTGGGCCCGAGTGCGCTCGACTGGTTTCGTGTAATGAATCCCGCGCTTCAAACGGAGAAGTTCGACCCAGAGTGTGTTTATATAAAGGAGTGGGTCCCCGAGTTGGAGAAATACAGCGCAAAACAGATTATGAATCAGGAGTGGGACGCGAAGGACTACCCGAGGCCGATTGTGGCCCACGATGAAAGGAAGAAGAAGATGATGGCGATTTATAAATCTGTTCCTTCATAGGTTTCGGATTATTTATTCCAATAAAATATTTTTTATTTGGATATATTATGGATAAAAGACATTTCACTGTTGTTATTGGTTCTAAAGAACACGGTTTATATATTTCTTCAAAACCATCTTCCGCTGCTAAAAAAGCGGTTAGCAAACTTTGCTCTTCTAACAAGAGCAAAAAGGTTGAGTTTTCTTTAAGAGAGATTACACAAGGTTCTAACAAGAAGACTTATGGACCATATGTAGGAGAAATGAAAAAACTGAAAAAGCCAATTGAACTAAAAGGGCGCATAATTCGCCATGAGATTAAACTTCATTTGAAGAAGGGGAAAAGTTCTACAATAAAGACTGCTAAAAAAATGAGGGGTAGTGGACCATTTGAATTATTTCATAGTTTAAATAATTATAGTAATTTTGTTGAAAGCGAATTTCAAAGTAACTATAGAAATAATAAATCTCAGAATTATGAAGATGTAAAGCGTGGAATAATATCAGAAATTAATGAAACTCGTAAAAAACGTAATAGAAATAATTTATTTTACATATATCAAGAAGATAATATTATATCGATTGGTGTAATAGATAGTAAACCACTCGTAATAAACGGTGAACTGTATTTATATATATTATATTTATTATCAAGAGAAAAAAGAAATAGTGGTGGAATAAATGCAATATATCATTTACTTTCCCGTTTACCAGAACAATATAACGGTATTTGTTTATATTTAAGTAAGAGCGCTATAAGTTTTTATGAACATCTTGGATTTAATAGAAATAATAAAGAGAAAGATAGAGATAAATATATATTAAATAAAGAAAATCTTCCTCAATTAGAAGCGAAACTTCCACATCCAATAACAACCGAATTTTATTCAACTTATCCAGATAATATAATAACTTAAATCCATCGTAACCGAATTATATAATATCATTTTATATTATATATTATATGATTGTGTCAAAATTCATATGGAACTTCTTCCAAGAGGTCATCGCAAATCGCGATAACTCCCCCACGAAAACTTCTGTCCTCATGTATGCGTATTTTCAGATGCTCTATAATTTAGGAACCTTATTCGAACCCGCTGGTATCCCAAGTAGCGACCGCGTTTCCCCCCTGAAAAACGCGCCCCTCATAAAAAACTACATCTCCAAATCAACAGCAGATTTACTTCCGACCGTGCTATACATTGGTCATCGCGCCTTCATGAAAAAGCTCTATCCCAATTCAACCCAATTAAGCGCCCCCGATTTTGGAATAAATCTTGCCCCCATTCCAACAAATATGATGCCCGACATCATAGCCTACGCTGAATCACATTTGACTGAAAAAGCCCTCGAATTACAAAGGGCTGGCTTCGCCACGAAGAACACGACCGGATTACCGGCGGACTATACCGGTTCAACCAGCGAGACCCCGAGCCCCAAATGGGAGCAACTTATTATCCCAACGGGTGCCGTTAAAGGAACCAACAATTTACCGCTCATTGTTCCCTCGAATCCACTCTCGTTCAAGGTCCAGAACTTCTTGGGGGCTAATTTCTATAAGAACCGCGGTTTCTCAGTAAATCCGACTGTGAATATTATTGATTTGAGCGCAAAAATATCTACGACGTGGGAAGGCGGTTTGAAGAAGGAGATGGACCGTTTACTGGATGTATATAAGAATTTAGATGACCGCAAAAAAGTAATCGCTGAGTTTTTTGCGGGGTCTTCATCGCAAACGCTTCCCCCAACTGGTTTTTTCATTTGTATCGCGGAGCAGTTGTCCCAGAAATACAAGCAGACGACGCAGGACGACCTCAAAATGTATTTTAGTTTGGCGGCCGGTATATTCGATGCGGGAGTGAGCGCGTGGTATTATAAGTCGACATATAATCAGGCGCGCCCTATCAACCTGATTCGCAATTATTACGCGAATCAAACGGTCTCCTCTTGGACCCCTCTCTCTACGCCCATTTTGGGGAAGCAGTGGTTGCCTTATCAGGAGTTCAATTTTGTTACACCGCCTTTCCCCGACGTGGCCAGTGGTCATAGCACATTTTCGCGTGTGGCCTCGAAAATATTGAATTGGTGGTTCGGTAATCCGGCTCTGTATGACGGGTTTTCAACGGCGACGATTCCTAATATAAATCTGTTGTGTCCTTCCCTGAATATCAATGATAAAACTGTCAGTATTGGTGAGTATGTTTTTGATAAAGGTTGTAGCTCAATTGAGCCGGACATCACACCGAAGGCGCGGACTGTCTTGCGTTATAAAACTCTGGATGAACTTGCGAGTGATGCTGGTCTTTCAAGAATATACGGAGGAATTCATTCATTCCAGACGAACGAGGTCAGTCAGGAATTGGCGGATTGGGTTTATGAAAGGACTATTGCAAAATTGGTAGGGGAGTTTAAGTTCATTTCTCCAAAAAATTAGTATTACTTGAATGATATAATATATCATAAATTTATGTAAATTCAGATAGGAAGCTTTGTTTATAGTATGGTTATAACTTAAAAATTGATGGTAAATTATAACAAAATAATTACAGTATTTGATACAACTCAAAAAACACTCAATGTTTACCTTTTCGAAGACACACCAACAAAACCTTACTTCTTCCAGAGCTTCTTCCAGAGCTTCTTCCAGAGCTAGGGCCAGAGCTCTGGCCAGAGCTGCTTCCAGATCTGCTTCCAGATCTGCGGTCAGAGCTAAACTCGCAAATAAGATTGCGAAGAAGGTGATTAAAAGAGCAAATAAAATATCTCTTGCAGTTGCTTCCATTACTTCGCAAGGACCTGAAAAGGTTAAAGCGATGGAGAAGCTCAAAAAAGCTGTTCGAATTGCTGAGCGAGCTTTGGCGTTTGCAGTATGTGCGAGCAAAATTGCTCAACGGAAAAAGCGGAAAGCCAAATCTTTGGCGAAAAAAGCGCGAATTGTACGTGTTGCAGAACCAGTGAAACGGCCCGCTTCGGATGTCGCTTCTTCATCTGAAATTCCAGTTCAAGGAGTCGCACAAGGAGCCGAGCAACGGCCCGCTTCGGATGTCGCTTCTTCATCTGAAATTCCAGTTCAAGGAGTCGCACAAGGAGCCGAGCAACGGCCCGCTTCGGATGTCGCTTCTTCATCTGAAATTCCAGTTCAAG